TGGGAAAACGAAGAGAGCCCTCAAAATCTGCTCTCTTCTATTAATCATTTTCTACTATATCTATACTTCTCTAATAATTCTTCAAGAGGGTCTTGAATCCCCCTAACCTTTTTATAAAACCAACTATCAAACTTTGTCATAACTCTGACAACCTTAACTGTAATAGTTTCTTCATCTACTGAGGCCAACACAGCCTCACTAAACTCTAAATACCACTTTATTGGCCATAAATATATGTCCAATATGATACAAATCACTTCGATTATTGTCAATAATGCTTCTCCAATAAATCTTCTCATAACTTTACCTCCTATTTTAAGCCTTTCGGCTTTATTTTTTTTTCATAATATAGAGGCTTTTTTCTGCTCAGGACAAAAACGAAGAGAGCCCTCAAAATCTGCTCTCTTCTCTAAATCATTCCTTTCTACATTTTGCCTTCCTCTTCGGTAATCCAACATGGTACCGAAACCCAACCTTCAATAACTTTTTCATTCTATTTCTCATAACTTATCCTTTCTTGATCATATATCTTGATCACTTCTTCTTTACTAACATTAAATGCTTTCGCCAGGATATCTATTTCATTATCCTTAATTTTTCTTTTACCATACCTAACAAGTTTGAAGTCCCCACTATAGAACCCCAATCTTTGTAAATCAAGAACCGTAAGTCGGTTTTCCACCAACTTTTGTAACAACCAGCGATCAAATTCGCTGTGAATCTTCCAGTTTCTTACCATACTCATGATTTTATCATCTTTTGTCATAATGTTGCCTCCTTTTAACGTCTTATAGACGATATTTTTCATAATATAGGAGATTTTTTCCGCTCAGATTCAAAAGTTTTTCTCAAAAATCCCATCCGGGGAAATTTTCGGATTTGAAAGGACAAAAAGAAGAGAGCTTATATTTCAAGCTCACTTCTGATTTCTCAAACCGCTATAACTAAACTCTCAACATAAGGTCTTCTCTCTTTCCATTCTTGTAAAACATCATAAACCATATCATTTGTTACAGAATCATAAGTTAAATAGTAATAAGAATCCGTTCTCAGATTATGACGAACCAAAATGTGTGTTATCCAAAGATCTCTACTAAAATACCTCACTTTTGTCTCATCAATCTCTTTCTGAATTTCATCAAGCATCTGATTTAACCCATCTTCTCCATAAAAAATACATCCTTCGTTTTTCATGATATTACTTCCTTTATCGTTCATAAAAATACCTCCTTTATCGCCTTATAGACGGTTTTCATATAAGGACATATTTTTTCTGCGCAGGACAAAAAATAAAAGGGCAGACTTTTTCCACGCAGGAGATAGCACCTCCGACATTTCTGCCAGAAGTGCTACCTGAAGGGGTGTATACAAGTATGAGAAATTAGCTAAGTGAAATATAATGGGCATTCACCCATCCGAAGTACTGACCAGCGATCCGAATGTAAACCCAGGTCTGGTCATTATTCCTACCGAAAATATCAACCTTGTTTCCATTCCCGAGAAGACTGTATGCCTCAAGCTTAGGATAGTTGGTTCCAGGGCCGATTCTAACATTCAACCCTGGATCGCCTGCAGGAACGTTACAAACTACGCCGTACAAGCTCGACGCACTTGGCTGAACGACATCTGACTTGGTCTTATACGCCCACCACTGCTGAATAACATCAGCGTCGGCCGAAGCCAAGGTTCTGAGAAAATCATCCTTTTGTAACTTCCTAAGGTTTGCAGGACAAGTATGAAAACCATGCTCCACAATTATCCCTGGAGTTCCAACTGATGCAGCACCCCTAAGGACACCATACCAGTCTTCTCCAGCATCATCCCTTACGGCCTGCTTAAATCCACTAGATTTGCTATCGAGTTCCTTTTCAAGACGTTTAAGGAACAGATCGGCAATATCATCGGTCATTCCAGACACCTGCGTATAACATACAGGAAAATCTGCTAAGTCTGAAGGTTTATTGTCGCCGGTTGAGTTAGTATGAACTGATATAAATAGATCGTACCCCTCGGTCTTTGACCCCCGTTCAAATAGTCCGGGATTCTCATTAATACTATGCCTAGTTAATTCTGCGTCTACACCTCTGCGTTTGAGTTCCTGGTACAAATATACGCCAAGCTTCCATACTGTAGCACTCTCATAATATGAAGGATCTACAGGTGACTGATTCACATGATCACTATAATGCCCAGGATCTACCATTACTTTCATTTAATTCACCCCTTTATTTAAAATATAATTATTCCTGATTCGGGCCGTTATACGTTCCAGACAGCTCGAAAAATGCGCTTAAGAAATACGGGCTCTTATTTTCCCAGCCATTTCCATAAACACCAGATCCTACAAGATTACCGACATGATTGTTCAAATAGTCGCCAAGATCAAAATTCACAACATTGTTTCCGGTAGTGACAACAATATCTTCGAATTTCGCCTGAAGATGAAGCCGGTTATATGTCATGATGTTTGTTACGCCACCAGCTGTAGCATCTACTGTAAATGTTTCTCCAGGAACCGCAACAACAGTATAACGATGGCTTTTTCTATCCACATAGCTTGCTTCTTCATAATCCAATTCGGAAGCGCTCGTTGTAATAGTTCTTGAGCCTTGGTACGCACTACCAACTCTTAAATACGTATACTGGCATACAAAGCCGATGTAAAAATCCAAATTAACACTATACTTACCAGCAATATTAGGCAACTTAACAACGTGATCGCATACAAAGCCGTTTACTGTCATACTTGGTGCATTCTGGTAATTAGCACCGAATATATTAGTGTCAGTTATGAATGCCAGGTGCTTCAATACCGCATCGATCTGACTTTGCGTTGATGCATCGAATATTTGATATGCAGTATCGTGCGATCTTCCACCTCTCCAGCCAGATGTCTGATTCCCCGGATATCGTCTTTCGATGTCTGGATTACTTAGAGTTCCAGTAACATCAGTGCCAGAGGATCCTTTAATTGAAAAGTTGTACCCCAATCCAGCAGAAATATCATCTTTGGTAAATGCAATCTCCTGAGGGGTAAATCCTCCACCTCCTCCACCACCTTTTTTCTTGGCGAGTAAGTATGAAAAAATATCATCCATGGCGTGCCTCCTTACTCGACAAATGTCCAAGTCCCATCAGATGACAACTGGCCGACATCTCCAGCAAGGGTAACAATTTCAGATCCCCATTCGATCGTGTAATCTTCAGGAATACCATCAACGATAAAATCTCCAGAAACATCTTCTTTGGAATCGGCATACAAAAGTCCAAGCCATGTGCGATTCATAGCGCTCTCTCTAAAAGTCTTAAGCATTTTAACCATTGTCTTGTTCCTCCTTTAAAGGGCCACCGTGGTCCGCATAGTTTAGAGGCGTGGTGGCCACATGTTCTTCCATTCAATAATACGTATCTTTCTCGATGTTCTTCTGCTTTCGATCATACTGATTCTTAGCAATGGCTACGATAGCGCCTACCAGAACATCAATTAGAGACAATGTTGCTACGACCTGTGACCCGTATGGAATAAAATCCCACCATACATTGACTAATGCGGTCAAAAATGTAATGACAGGAACTGTAATGAGTCCGATCCATTTGAGAATATCATAGGTTTTATTACTCATTTTGATTCCTCCTTAGTCTTTCTCGTATTTTTCTTTCATGATTGCCAACTCTTTTTCTAAAGCAAACACACGTTCGCCAAGGGCGTTCTGTTGGTCAACCTTACTTTCCAGCTGCTGCAATCGGTACTCAATTAATTTCCTTGTCGTACCTGCCTGATATGCATTATTAACAATACAGACGATCACGGCACCGCCAGCTGAGATCAATGCCGTGCATACAGAAATAATGATCGATACAATATCCATTGCTTTAATCTCCTTAAGTGAAAGATAGTGCCCCACCAAGTTTCCATTGAGTATCATCAGTTTGGTTATTGTCCAATGATAAACAGAATGCTCCAGCACCTCTACTTAAAGATGACGATCCGCCAATTGCGCCGACATATATATTAGGGCTAGGAGCTCCCGAATGGTATGAGAAACATCCATCTGTAATAGGACCAAAATTACTTCCCCATGACGACCGATTCTTTCTTTCATATGGCGTAACTATACCATTTACATCGTAGTATAATGAGAGCAATTCTGCACTACGAAATTTCCCAATAACTTGAATACCAGTTTCGACATATCCAGTACCATCATTAGAAAATCCGTTTGCTGTAGATCCATCTTCTGTTCCGAAGCACATCTTTACACGATAAGTATAATCCTCATTACTAGTGATAATACCATCGATGAATTGATTGAATGCCCCCCAATAATTCTCAATTCCAAAAACTTTAACCTGATTTATTATTGGATTGACATCGCCATTGGCTCGTCCATGAAATAAACCACTGGAATTTAACCCTCCAGTTACAAACGTATTTGTGATCCAATCTTCGGTTCCATTTACGCATGCGCCCATACCATATACTGCTTGGGTATCCATTGACTTACCAAATAAAACCAAAAGCCAATTTATCAGCATACGGGTTCCATATAATTCCATATGCCAACCGGGCCCATTAGCTTCGCAAGCTGCACGATAATCGGTCACATTAATCTTGAACTTAGCCGAAGCACCACTCACCGATCGTATAACACCGTCATACATACTTCCAACATATGCTGGCATATAGAAGTGGTCTTTATGAACTCCACTTGAAGAAATATAAGCATAATCCTTATAGTTCGAATCAACTCGTTTGTCTGAAATATAAACGGTAGCAGATGTAGCATCAGATTCATCTGGAACTATCTTTAACCAAATCTTTGGGAACTCTACCATAACGTTTCCATGGTAATATGGAGATGTAGGATCAGAATCCATATCTGCTTGAGTGATTGGAACGGTATTACCATCAATATCTTTTGAATAATCATCAGGATTTAAATAACAAACAACCGTACCATCCGGCTTTAATATGCAAGGTTTAACGCCATTAATTATCCAAGAGTTAGCCCAAGAGTTGTAGTCTAAAGAGTCACTTGAATTTCTAGATACTGGAGTATAATTTCTATTTTTAAATAAATATGTTATAGAACTCGGAGGATCACTAATAGACGAATCAATATGGAAACCATACACTACTGCACCATCAGCGATCTCCATTACTTTATCCGCATAATCTGAAAATGGTGTGCTTGCCGGAACTGAAATCCCTTTTGAAACTATAGCGTTTCGAATATCAGTCTTAATCTGAGCCAATACTGCCAATTGTTCAGCTATGGTTCCGTATTGGGAGTAGGTTGGGGGAATAGAAGCACCCCCACCAATCTCCAAGATCTTAGACGCATAAATATAAAACGGATCATCTTCAGTAACGGTTACACCTTTTGCATTGATTGCTTCTCGAATATCCGCTTTAATTTGCATTAACTCTGAAAGCTGATCAATAACACTCATTAATTACCACCTCCGATGATACTAGCGAGAGCAGTGCTAATAGATCCAACCAAATTATCAACATATCCCTTTGTTGCCACATGATTGCTAGCTGTTGGAGTTGCTGCAGATAATGTTCCAGACAATTCTGCATTGCCGTTAGAATATACAACAAATGCATTAGATCTATTTTGGTCGTCGCTACCATTTCCGATTACGAAGTACGCCTGATTAAACTCTTCATAAAAATATGCATTGAATCGTCCAATCACGAACTTCGGATTATCAGATCCGGTATTAGAAGCTGGAGCATCAGGCGCCGTATCAGTCATCGGTGCTATAACATTGTAAAATCCAGACACATGTGAATTATCCCAATGTATCCGGTTCGCGTAACCTTCGCCATGACTTCCATCACCCTGTACGCTATTTCCCAGACCCTCAGCATGAGATGCTTTACCGATAACTGTCTGCTGAACACTCACCCGATCTGGATTAAGAGTATCCATAATCGAGACACCCTCAACATGGGCTCCATCGCTGTTTGTTCCCGCTATTGTAGTTTTATAGCCCTCGGCATGCGCACCTTTTGCACTATTGCCAGCAATTATCGCCGTACCATAGCCTTCTGTATGGGCGCCAGATGCAGCGCAATTAGTAAAATATCCTTCTGCATGTGAAGAATTACCAACATTAGCGGTGCTGCCCCAACCTTCAGCATGGGCGCATGCAGCCGTAGCTTGGGTATTATAGCCTTCCGCATGCGAAGCAGACCCTGCAACAAGTGTGCCCCAACCCTCAGAATGTCCAGCAGTACCGTAGTTTGAGGTGTTTACGCCCTCTGCGTGAGCACCAGGAACATTAGCTTTTGTATTAACGCCCTCTGCGTGAGCACCACCACCAGCAGCTGATGTCTTAACTCCTTCAGCATGAGATACTCCACCACTGGCAATAGGCATATCAGTAGCAGCATTGTCGCCGCCAATGGAAACCATAGTACCTTCAGGATTGCCTGCTGTACCAGTCCAAAGGCCGCCCTCAGAGTGTGCATATACGCCACTAGCTTTAGACTTACCCTCTGCATGGGCATAATCGGCATCTACGATAGATCCTAATCCTTCAGCATGTCCTCCAGAATGCCCCTGATTTACCTGAGACCGATAGCCTTCTGCGTGAGAATATGTCGATGCAGCAGTAGTATAAGAACCTTCAGCATGAGATTCTGATCCAGAAGCCGTTGTGTGATCTCCTTCAGCATGAGATACTGCACCGCTTGCTCTTGATTCACGACCTTCTGCATGTGCCGCTTCATTACTAGCTACAGTGCTAGTCCCTTCTGCATGAGCATAATCGTCGCTAGCAGTTGTATCATATCCTTCTGCATGGGATGCAATTTTAGTAGCTGAATTGTCATAACCTTCAACATGAGAGTAGTTGCCAGATGCGGTACTACTATATCCCTCAGCATGTGCCGCAATTCCACTAGCTGTGCTTGAATCACCCTCTGCATGGGATCTATTTCCAGACGCAACTGAAGTATATCCCTCGGCATGTGCCGCAATACCACTAGCCTGCGTATATGAGCCCTCTGCGTGAGCTCTACCATTACTAGCAATAGTGGAATCGCCTTCTGCATGCGAATAATGACCCTCTGCCCGTGTATGTGAGCCCTCTGCATGAGACCCAGAACCAATAGCAATAGAGTTCTCACCTTCTGCATGAGCATATGCATTTGTAGTTGAAGGATAAACCGGATTATCTGGATCAGTAACATCCAATTCTCCACCAGCCTGGGTATGACCGCCTTCTACATGAGAATAGTGTCCCCAAATATGATTCTGATAACCTTCAGCATGACCCCCATGCTGATGGATCTGGTTTTCAAAACCTTCAGCATGTGCAAACTTTAGATCCTGACCGGCATTTGTTCCAGAAGTTACCTGATCAATGGTATTACTACTACCTTCCGCTAAAGAATATAAACCATTAACTGTATTGGTTCTTAATTTACCGGAAGTTGTAGGTGATACATCTCCAGGAATAATTGGGTTACTATATACTGCATCATCTAGTGCCTTAAGGTCTTGAGCGACAGTTTTGTTCGCAGAAATATAATGACCATTAACCTTAGTTCCAATTTTACTATCAGAACCTTCGGCATCTGTATTTACCTTAACAAGTGCATCAGCGATCGAGTCTCTAACTTCTTCACCATAAATGGCGACTCGAATTTTACTTACTTCGGTATTAATATCAGCCATTGTTGACCTTCCCTTCTTTTAATTTTTGAATTCTTTCTGCCAGTTTGGACTCTGAAATAACAACCCGTTCATAATTAATAGGCCTATGCGTATCAATATTCCCACCATATGTCAGGCATTCATTACAAGGATCATCAGTTTCAGAATCTTTGAAATGTACACATCGTGGACAGTAAATATCAAAGAATGCTATCTTTTTATCGTTCATTTTGAATTACCTCAATTAGGTCAAATCATACAAGGCCTTCTTTGTTTGTTTGTCATTGTTCGAAACAATATCTGTAAGAGACATCGGATAATGTGTCTTGTCTTTATGAGTCAAAGTTATCTGATTATTTCCAGGTTCGTCCATATCTATTTCGAGTCCAGTAATAACAAAGTCTGCATCAAGTCCATGAGGGATTGATAACACATGTACAATACTAAGAAATTTAAATTCTTCCTCATCTACTGCTCTAGGATCGCTAAGTGCTTTCAAATCTACAGCAGAAATGTTTATCGTCAATTCATTAAACTGGGCACTCTTCAAATATGATACACCTTTCATAACTAATGCCAGCGTATCCGTAATTTCTTCCCATTGAGCATAAATCGCTCTCCAGCCTTGGGTCTCAAATAAGTATTCCTTTGGTTCTACAGGTTCTCCAGTAGTAGGATCTAATTTAAGCATAGCGACATACGGTGTTAATTCTGATGGATGAACTGTTCCTGTATTGTCTGTATATTGAGGACGATAATACATATATGGAGCATAAGGTGCCGCCGTAGGATCCGTAGGATCTATTGGCGGAGTATTTGGAAGTTTAACATAAGTATCCCATAGATACTTATGAGTCCAATCTATCGTTCCATTATTATCTGTGTCTCGCTCCTCATCACTCAATGCGCAACCCATTGGAAATATAGCTGTAGCAAATGATGTAGTATCAAAATCCTCTGAATAATCAAGTAAATTTTCACCAAACACTATTTGTTGGCTTATAGTCGGAAACTGATCTGTAGAATCCCAATGAAAGTATCTAGTAACCTTTAGTCTAGTTCTAGAGCTATTTGGTATCGGTTCCCTAGATTCGACATATTCAATCCACATATGGCCGCCATAATATTCTAAAAATATCTCAAGAGCTTCCATACATGTTTTTGGATCTTCCCATGAGAAAATCGGAGCTTTTGCGCCAAGAGACATCCACAGATCGGTAACCGTAACATCCGGTGTAGACCATTCTTGCACGCTTTGAGCTTGATTATGGTTGGGAATTCTTAAGAATATCTTTCTATTCTCAGAAATTGGAGGAAAATTTAATTCATAATCCGGATAATTCTGGGTGCCATATACAAGACCACTATGCCTATAATTAATTATACTGTTAAGCATTGCACATAATGGAACCCATTGCATGCTCATACCTGGAACTACAGTATCATTAAAGAATGCAAGACTACCCTCACAGACTAATGTTCTGTTATTGTAAAAATCATAAGATTCTTCTACAATCCTTCCACCCCAAATAATCGGATTAGCACCAGTATCTCGGTTATATTTTCTCACATAAATATCACTATTCATGCGCTGAAGTTTCTGTTCGCCATTAGGCTTTAGACCATATGCATTATTAGATGGTGGAATCGTAAATGTCAATGACCCAGCTGCATTATCTTCAAATCTGAGCTTTGGATCAAAAGCACACCAACGTTCGTCAGTATATCTATCATCATAAATTTCATACTCATCATTTCCAGTAACGCCGATGATCATGTACATAAAATATCACAACCTTCCTGGTCTAAATTTAAAGGTTACATGCCCAGTCACTCCAGTTCTGGCAGTTTTTACAAATATAGAAGTAGCGCCTCCAGCAAATACTACTCCAGCGTATGTACCACTTCCGTCTGGGTAGGGTTCATCTGGGTATGCATTTGTCATGTCAATAGAATATCTATGATTAACAACTTTAATATAAATCCCCTTACTGTCCGTTGTGTCAATTACAACTTCAGGTCTAACCGCTTTAGTACCGATAATAGACTCATCTTCAAAGCCAAAATCGTATCTCCGTTCTGTAGGGCCAACTTCAAGAGCTTTAAATATCCCATTACGAATAATTCCTCCAGGAAATACGAAGGGATCCCACAACCAATCCTCATCTGTGGTATGGAAATTGAGTTTATAAGGGCCAACATTATACTCGATTGTTACTCTAGTTGGCTTTTGTCCAGGAACCCAGCCTTTAACAGCGAACCTTCCTTCATAGTAGTAATCCGCATCGTCTTGTAAAAAACACTTTACTTTCTGACCATGGAGGAAATCCATTAAATCTGAATATGCTTCGGACCATCTCGTATAAGTATCTACAGGATAAAAATTATCATCTAATAAATCGAAATCGAACGATCCAGATCTATTTTGAAATAATGGAAAGCCCGTAAGGGCGGTGGAAGTATCAATAGATCCATCGCCCCCAGGGATATCAATGTAATTTGTTTTAATACCGGGCGGTTCAAACACTGGTAATTTTGCAGGCACCAAATGGAAATCTTCCCAAGTATTTTTTGTAACTTCAGTTACGACCAGTTGTCCCTGGCTATTGTAACTTTTAACATTTACTCGGAAGTTGACCGAGTGCACTTTAAAATCAATCATGTTCGCCGTCCTTTCTGTCTAAGCATTCTACCTAAAGCTCTGTTCATTTCTGGAGACAAATTACCAACCATTGCTCCGGTATCAAGAACTACTTCTTTAGGCATATTCTCATCAATATTATCCAATCTTTGTACAACTGTAGCGATAGCATTGACAATATCCGCATTAGTTAATGCATTAGGATCATTCCAATACTTGCCGCTATTAAACATATCATTCATAGTATTTGCATAAGTACCGTTTGATGTGATGGTTCTATTGTTAACTTTAGATGTATCAAGTTTTCCACTACTTAGAGTTTCTCCGATACCGTTTGTATAATCGGCTTTATACGAATCAGTAAGGCCTGTGTATCCTGATGGTAAATTATCCCATAAGTAGTTTCCATTTTCATCTTTAAGGCCTAGGGCAGCAAGTGGATCAATATCTACACCAAATACGTTTTTAGCGTATTCTTTTATCTTGTCAAAGAATGACTGAACTCCATCACTATTAAATATCCCGGAAATTGTATCACTAATGTTAGCAATAAAGCCTTTATTCTCATCCCAGTTATCGACGAATTTATCAAAGAAGCTTGTAATCGGATTGTCTGTATCTGAAAATCCAAGAGCTTCTCCAATTTTGGACATAAAGCCTTTAGCTTCTTCTGCTACATCATCTCCGCCAAATATTGATTTAGCTAAATTCAAAAGATTAGAGAAAATGCCATCAAACCCTTCATTCATGTTTTTCTCTTCACTTTTAGCACCGATCAACACGGCCTGTGGAAGTTCTTTACCTCTTGCAATAAACTCACCTGGCGGTGAATGTCTATCCCACATTTCGTCAATTAATGGTAAAACACCACTAAATACTGAACGAATAGCTTCAGGAACTGTTTTACCATCAGGAAGTGGGGCTGAAGCTCCAAGAACAAATGCTGTTATTAGATCCGTTCCTAACTGCTTAAAATCATCAACGTTTAAAATATCAGTAACAGTCGTATAAATAGTATTTATCGACTCTTTAATATCACCAATTTTATTAGCAATTCCTGTAGAAACGCCACTGGAGAATCCAGAAATCAAAGATATACCAAAGTTATAAATTTTAGATCCTGTAGTAACTTCGCCATCAGATGAGAATCCAAACAGTTCTTCAAATTTAGTTTTAACTTTTAAATATAAATCTCGTATGGCATTTCCAACCTTCCATAAATTATCAACTATTCCCTTAACAAAATTCAAGATTGCTGTACCGGCTCCGACTAGTAGCTTTTTAGGCAAGCTTTCCTCTTCATCTCCATTAGGATCAAAGAGCTTTTTAAAGAACTTTAGTATAGCTCGTCCAATAGCTCTACCTAAATTATAAGCTGAATCAACTAACGGTTCAGTATGTTCCTCTATCTTTTTAGCTAAAGTATCCATAAACAGTATGATAGTGTTTATCACATTATCAGTAAGTGTCTCTAACTTCGTGATCAACGTAGGTGCGTCTTTCTCGAAGAAGTCATTAAGCATATCTAATGTGTTCTCGATAAGCCCTACCAATAATGTCCTTAAAACAAGCCATATTAATTTATCCAATGCCAATATAGCTAATAAAATGCCTTTTATTAAAGCCTCGGTTAAAGTTTGAGATATAAGGCTTGCCATATTACCAACATTCTTCAGAGTATCCATAAAGAGATTGTTTCCAGTATTTGGATCTACAGCTGAAAGTATAGCTTTTGTTACATCATTAATTATCTCGATTATCTTAACAGCAATTGATGGTGCAAAAGTCTTTAGTACTCCAAGAAATGTTACAATGTGTGATAATATAAACACTTCTATAGTTCTTAAAATATCATCCAGCCCAACAAGCCATGTTGCAAGATTCTGCCTAAGGAATGGAATTACCAGATCAATAAAATCTTTAATGATAGCTAATAATGTATTAAGTATCGGACGAATATATACGCTTAATTTATACAGCATTGCATAAATTATCTTAAGTAATTCAGCTTCATACTTAGGAATATTTGTATACCACCAATTTAATATGTACATTAAAACATTATCTAATTCTGGAAGAACGTCGTTCAAGAAATCGTATATCGAGGATATCAATGATACAGAAGCCGCTGTAACATCTTCAGCTAATGTAAAAATAGCATTAGAAATCACTGAGGTTCTATCTTCGATCTTGGATGCTAAGTCGTCATCTTTGATAATATCAACTAATGTTTCCATAAACTGGCCGATCAAATATAAGCCTGTGCCAAAGCTAAGTACTGCCAATCCCATTGTTAGTGCCATTGAACCTATTGCGGCAAGTATTAATGCACTTATACCAAGTACCTCTGCCGCACCGGGTATCAATCCGATAAGTCCAACTAATGAGCCTAGAAGTACAAATATACCAACAAATATACCGAATCCTGTTAGAATTTTGTTCAGCAGATCAATATTATCGCCAAAAGCGGTTTTTAGTATAGCCAACGCTCCAGCAAATGACAGTGCCATTACTCCGATAGTCGAGAATAACATAGACATAGCTAAAGCAGTAATCATATACTTTTCAGGGTCTCCAAATTTTCCAACAAGATATATGAAAAGATCCATTAGACCCATGACGCCAAGTAAGAATATTGTAGCATTTCCAAACGTTTCGGCACCAAAAGTATCTATAGCTTTAGACAATGCAATAACAGCTACAGAAACTATTCCTATACCGACTGAGAATAATGCTATGGCAACGCCGGCATCTATCGCATCTTCACCTTTAAAATTTTTGGCTAAAGCTATAAACACACCTATAGCTACGCATACACCTATTAAAGCTAATATTCCCTGAACTACAATGTTCCAAGGTATTAGGCCAAATACCGCAACCAGTGGCAGGAATACATACGACATCGCTGCTATTCCAAGAATCAGAACTATAACTTCGCCAATTCCAACTCCTGTAGACAGCCAAGATCCGAACTTATTCAAATGATTAACCAATACGATGAATGCAGACGTTATAGCCGTTAAAGCAACTAGCATCAATAATACAGTACCAACTCCGGCCATTGCATCTCCACCATACATTTTGATTAATGCAAATGTTCCTACAAGCCCGGCTATTGATAATATAAATACGCCAACTGCTCCGATAACGTTACCCATCATAGCCAAATCCAACTTATCTGTAAGATTAGTAATTGCTACAATCATAACCGTTATCAAAACCAGGACTGCTCCTATTGCACCCACAACGGACATTAAAACATCTGACGGAAGCGTTGAGAGCATGTAGATAGCGCCAATGAGGGCAACGATGACTCCAATGATAGAAACAACCTCCATTGTTTTAATGAATCCAATGATGGCTTGGAAAGTTCCCTGAATCATATCTAAGAGAGCTGTAAATCTGCCCCAAATATCTAGAAACTTTCCTAATTGAGATGCAGAATCCACGATCGGTTTTAATATAATACTAAACGGCCATGGACCAACACTAACACTATCATTTAAGAATGACACCTTATGTGCAAAGTTAACTGTATTATTTATAGTATCGGCAAGCTTTTTAACTAAGAAAAATACACCAATTAAAGATATAACAATGGCACCAAAAGACTTTACTGAAACTCCGTTTTTCTCAATGAAACCAGATATCATTCCAAAGATCTTAGACAGTGTCGGATAAATTCCAGCATATGCTTGCTGCCCTAAGGGTATTAGATTATATAGAGAATTGAATACAAAACTTATAGCGCCATAAATAGTATCAAATATCTTAATTACTTTTTCACTAACACCATTCAGCCTTAAAGCGTCTTTAAAAGTTGAATATAATCTGCTAAAGAAATCAGCTAATATGGACGGGAGTGAAAATATACCGTTTTTAAGATTTTCAAACAAATAGTTCACCATCTGTTTGAGATCCATTGTGGCTAAAGCATCCAGCAATGATGTGATTTTATCAACTACCTTATCTGCAAAATATGTTGCGACATCCATAAAGAGCTCCAAAGTTTTAAATGCTTTATCTAAAAGACTCGGGAACTTATTTATGAACGTAGTTAAACCAATCTCTAATATTCCAAGCACTCCAGTAAATATACTGTTTAAGATAGGTAACAGATTCTTACGAAGTGACTCATAAAGTTTATTAAAGATCGGCCCCCATTTGGTTACAAGATAGTCGTAAACAGGTTTTAAAATATAATCGTTAACACTTTTAACTAACATTACAATAGCTTTACTAAGTAACAGATCTATAGTAACTAATCCTGCTATCGTTGTTGCAAAAATATCTTTTAACCTATTAAGAATGTAGCTAAAAGTATCGTTTACCTGTTCAACGTAATTTAAAAACTTTTCTGGACTTACACCAAATATCTTTGATACAGCACTAGCAGCTACGTCTTTTAAACTCGTAATCTTAAATCCATCAATTCTATTGGCAAAATTCGTAGCTTCTTGAAATATCCGATCTTCGATATCAGAAAGTTTTTTAACTGTTTTATATACGTTTTCAGCAATATCAGCTTCCAGTCCATACTCTTCTTGTAAGTATTTCAGAAAATCTGTTTGATCCTTAAGCTTAAAATTCTTAAAAATATCATTACCATTTTTCAGACCATAGGCCATTTCAAGAAGGTTTTCATTCAACTTGGAAATATCATCATTCGCACTTGAAAGCTTGCTAACATCTGTTTTCTGCATCCTGGAAATCATGTCGGCTAATGATTTAAGAGTTTGAACAAATGCATTTGAATTGGCAAGCTTCCCCTTTTTATCATCCTCGCCAGGTATTTTAATTTCCATATCAGACATGTCGTCTAATAAATGGTAAATATCTCGCCAACCCTTAACCATCTTACCTCGATAATTAGCATCGGCAGTATTCTCAAATATCGTAAATACTCCAGCAAATATGCTATGATTCAATGCGTTTTCAAGTTTAGGCATCAAATGGATAAGATCGCCAACAGCGCCTCGCATAGAATCAAACACTGTGAATATCTTTTCGTAAATGACAGTAACCCTATTGATTACTTTCTCATTTGGCATCAATCTAGAAGTTAAGGTGCTTATAGCTTCAGAAACGCTTATAAGAACATTAGCCACATTAATATCCGGAAAGACATTTTTCCAAGCGGTGCCTAAAGGTTTTATCACAGACTCTAAAGCATGAACAACATTCCAGAGCCCATCAATAAGTGCTTTTCTTCCACCACCTTTAGACCAATCGCCGACAATATCGTTTCTAAAATCTGAATACTTACTAATAATACCGCCTAAGAAGTCTGAAATCTGTGTGAAGAACTCTTTAGCTTCCTCAAAGTCACCAATTATATATTCCCAAGTTTGAGTCCAGCCAGATTGGACGGCCTCTTTAATAGTATCTTTTAACTGAGCAAAAGTCTTTACCTTGGTGGCAGCATCTTCAGCAGTTTGAGCTTGCTTTAGATTCATTTTGATTTCTTTACGCTGCTCTTCTGTAACATCTTTTATTGAATCCGCAAATTTATTAAACTCATCACTATCGTATCCAGCAGTATTTCCGATTTCCTGTAATTCCTCAAGAACAAGCCTTCCAACTCCAGTGAATTCATGAAGATAGTCTATCATTCCAGTTGATGAAAACTTGGAGAAAGTTCTAGCCAAAATATCAGCCGTAGCCCAGCCTTCACCGAGAGATTCTCTAAAAGAACCTTTCTTTTTTACAATAGCATCAACATCTGCACTGTACTTTGTACCAAGAATCTTATCTACTTCTTCAAGCGTAACACCAAACTTTTTAGCAATATCAACATTACTCATTCCGGATGCTGACAGTTTAGAATACTCTTCGGTAACAGCCTTAACATCTCTAGCCGTTTGCTTCAAAGCATCCTGAAATAACACACCGCCCATGCCAGCATTGACCAATGAATTGTAATCCATCAGTCTTAGACCAACACCAGCAAGTGCCTGGGACATCTGGTAATAAGCTCTGGAAGCCTGCTCTGCAGTAGCGCCAGAAGATGCTGCTAAGTTTGACATACCCTCAATAGATTTAACTGAAGTATCCAGTTGTAAACCTGCTGCAGTAAATCTACCAATATTGGATGTCATCTGTGTAAAATTATAAATGGTTTTATCTGCGTATAAGTTTAATTCATCTAACGCCTTATTAACATCGTTTAATGTAGTTCCGTATTTTTCAGTGTTAGCAAGAATAGTTTGAACTGCATCGATCTGCGTAGTGTACTCCTGAAAGCCAGTAAATACGGGATCTATTGTTAACGCTTTGGTTATGCGATGGCCGGCATTTATAGCATAATTAGTTATACGTGTTAATGCTGTTTGCCACATGGTAACCATCGGATCGAAGCTTACTTTCTTTATCGCTTTGGTTATGCCATCAAAAGCATCTAACGACTTTGAAAAGTTAAGGGCTTCATTTAATTTATCAAGAGACAAAAGACTTTGACTGATACCTTTTTCAAATTCTTTATTGTCAAAGCCCATTTCGACGACTCTTTGATCAATAACATCACTCATTGGCCCTTTACCTCCCGTTCAATTTCTCTAGTTATTTGGTCAAATATCGGTTGAATTGCAGGATTAATATAATCCCTACCTTCAACCCAGCCACCATATCTTGTTCCGTGACCGTATTGTAAAACAATAGCAATCTGTACGCCATTGTTAAAATTAGTATTCGTAAAACTTAATTTACGAGTACCATCTTTGTTTTCGATAATATCATACACCCAACATTCTGCAGTTTTTCCGGTTCTAACGGGAGTAGCAGCTTTTAAAGCCTCTACCCCCATTTCACCATATTTCTTTAGGTCTAATTTTTTAACTTTTTCAGAAATACCAATCATGTACTTTCTGGTCTTTTTAAAGTTTCCTTTAGATCTAATAGTTATGCCACCCATTTTGAATTTCACCCTTTAGTATGTAATTTAGCTCGTCTAGCGGCATTTAGTTTAGCATAATTGGCTGCACGTTTCTTTTTATCAACCTTTTCTGGAGGTTTATTGTTATCACTTACGATTTCTATCAACGCCATCATTTTACTAAAATGCCAATATTGAACTTCAAATGGTATCTGAAGCCCTACAAGATACGAATATATCCTGTCAGAAAGCAGTGACGGAGTTTTACGGGATTTCTTCTTAGCTTCCATGTCAGCCAATTCTGATCTTTGGTATGCAGTCATTGACTCATTGACATATGAAAATAAATCTTCAAAGTCTTTTTGGGTTATACCGGAAAACGTGGAGTCTTCGCAACTGTAATAAACATCCTCTCCGGACTTCTGATTTATCGTCATACAATGTATGTAGCTAATAAACTCTTCTTTAGTTTTTTCTTCTTTGTTTGTAATGAATGGCTTTTTCCAAATAGATTCCCATTTTGAAATTGAAGCTAATGAATGCTCGAGATCAAATACGCCTTCTGTATCGTGATAGACAAATTCCTGTTTAGAATCGTCCCAATATTCAGTTTTCGATAACGTCAGCCGAAACATTAGAAACCTCAGATACTTCAGATACTACGCCAGAAGACGGTGTCGTATCTTCAGCAGTCTTTCTGATCTCAGATTCAAGCTCTTTCGTTGTTTTATAGATCTCGGTATCATTTTGCTGCATGCTTTCCGGAAGAATCCCGTTAAAGAACTTTACAGCAAACTTCACATCTCTAACCATTCTCATATAAAGCTCATCATAAACAGGGGATCCTTTGAATCGTCTTGAAATATCTTCACCTTTATTGAAATATCTTCCATCCTCACTCTTCTCGCCATAAGCCAGCAGGATCAGCTTCTTAAAAGTGGTTTCGGCCTCTTTGGCATCTCTCGAATTCGTAAGCTTGGTTACATACTCCCCAAAACCACAGGCTCTGGACAACTGAAGTTCAGCAATATCAGATTCTGTCAGATGGAAGTAAAAATCTTCGGTTCTTTTTGTTCCATTCCAATCTTTATATGTACTTGTATACTTGAACATATTGTTCCTCCTTCTAAAAATCAAGAGGTAGCTTCACAAATTCATGCAAAGCCACCTCCTGATAACTCATTTTGAATTTAATTGTTGTCGAGTTCTTCTAAGTTATCTGATTCTTCTACCGGTTCATCAGATTCAGGATCGCTAGCCTCATCAGTTCCCGACTCAACTGTGAGACTCACTGGAAAAAAGCCTGAAGCTCAGCGATCGTAGGGAACGAAGGATCTACTGCAGCAGTACTACCCGATGCAGGAGTACCATAGAGCTTCTGTTCAAGAGCAGTAAGGGCAGCCTGACCATCAGTATCGAGCGTTGTGCTATCGATCTTAAAGTGTGCGGTGGGCTTAGCTCCAGGAACTTCTTCAGAAGTAGTTGTAATATCCCAGGAAAGCTCTTCTGGATCGGTACTCTCGGTTGTTGTAGCATGAGACCGGCTGGGCGGGGTTGCCATAGCGTTGTATACCAGATGAAGAATATAACCAGCCTCGATACCATCTGTATCGTTACCCTTCATCTCACGATAAGTGAAGCAGAAAGGCTTATGAGGCTGTCCGGTAATGATCAGACCGTTGGTATTCTTTTCTCCAATACATTCAGCGAAAGCATCGGGGTAGGTGTAAGCACCAATAGATCCGGCAAACTCCTCAGTAGACATGAGATTCAAATACTTTTTATTATTTGCATAATAAGGGGATGCATCTCCACCTTCAGGAGACTCATCAACAGAAGTAAGACCATTCCAAGCCTCACCCTTTCCGTAAGTAGAATTCTCCTTATCCCAAGGATATACTACTCCACGATCAACGCCAGTAAAAAACCAATGCTCTCCGGTTTTGTCCCATTCAAGTGCGAATGTGTTAGGCATAATTTATTCCTCCTTAAAAATATAATTGAAATACATCGTGATACAGGTTGTCGCTGATGAAGTTCGATACATGAACACACATAGGAAGCAGCGCAAGTTTGTCCACTGCAGGAAGCAGGGGCGTCTTTGAAATCACGGTGATTTTGTATCTGTTTGTTGCCACATAAGGCATGTTATCAGCATGTCTAGTAGCGATCTTTTCACGACTATAGACAATGCAAGGGTATTGCAGTTTAACGCTGTCCGGCGGCTGAAAATATACATTTGTATTTCCTAGAATATCTTCTAGTAAATACTGCAAATCAAGTCGTGTCTTCGCCATGGTAAATACCCCCGAGCGTTAAATTTAACCTACGATCGTTCACAGATACGCTGGAAATCTTCCATTTCGTACCCATGAACGTCGCATAGGTTATTTTATAGAGATTGCATTCAATGAAAGGGTCAGTTATAATGCTGATCTCGTTTGTGAACACAACATCACTGTTACGCTCTTGTGCATTTTCAACTCGTTTTCCGGTCCTGATTAAATCGCCAGAATATCTTTTCTCAACGATTACGCTTGGGGTGTATATACCTCTATTTTCACCGGTGCCGGCTTCAATGCCAACAAATCCAATTATCCCTGACCATTTCATTTTGAATTTCTCCTTACTGATGAGGATCAAGAACCAGGGTGGTCAGGCTATAAGTCTTAGACTCAACGGTTCCACCATTGGTAGAAGTGATCTTGATTCTCTGAGTATTAGTGTTGTCGATCTTAATAACGTAAACGCCATCCTCGCCTTCGACTGCCTTAGGCTCAACGACGCCGTTGATAAGTTCAACAGCAACTGTTGCTCCGGTTCCTCCATCGACATTGAGCGCCAGGAAATATCCAGTATAAGCTTCTTCATCGAAGTCGGTGTAGTCATCTACATACAGAAGTTTACCAGAGATCGTTCCATTGGTAACAGAGATGTTTGTCTGCAGGTCTTCACAGGTCTTGCCGAAAAGATCAACTGCCTCGTCCGTAATCGGCTCTACGGAGAGGCTCAGTGAAAAGACCGTTCGAACGCCATAGCTGCGAAAGGTACAACCATGGCACCAGATACTCTGGTCTCCATCAGATAGGTAAGCTTGTTGAAGTCAATGTCGAAATCATCAAACATATTCAGAGCACCGCCCTTGTCGGAACCTACATTGTAGTCGTTAAGGTTAACGATAATACCAAGCAGATCACCGCCGTTAACACCCTTCACACCTTCCATAACCGGAACTGCTACGATCTCCTTTACACGAAGGGTCTTTGCGAGTTCTGCCTCAGAAGTGTAGATGAAACGTCCATTAAGATCCTTGATCAGCAGCATTGCAGAAAGCATATCTTCAGTAGTATACAGAGTAGGGTTACCGGATCCACGATAGAACTTACGAGTTCTGATCACCTGAGAAATAAACTCATTACCAACTTCTTCTGCAGTTGCAGTTCTAGCTACATTTACAGTAGCCTTAATAGTAAACAGATCATCATCATTGTAAATAGGTCTAACATTATCATGCTTGATGTGGGTACGATCACTAGTAAGCTTACCATCACCGATCAGAATTGCACGGCAGATTTCTTCCTCGATCATTACACGAAGCTCAGACTTCATCCAAGCTACAACATCAAAGCTATTAATATCAACCACATCATCGCGATCGATCTTCTGAAGCTTATAAACTGTCTGAGGGCTGGTCTCTCTACGAAGCAGGGAGAATACCTGCTCTTCCTTACGATCGCCCTTAATGTAACCCTTCGCTCTAGCCTCTGCAGCAGTAATATCAGCGAAAGTGGTTCTAACCTTAGCAAAAGGTGTATGGCCGGTAGCTCCCCATACCTTGTTGACCCACTCCATCTTTCTGGCGATAAACTTGGGTGCATTAGGTCCAACTTCCTTAGCATCCGGGAACAGATACTCGATCTCCTGAATACCGTGTGCCAGTACGTTCTGCTTAAGAGATCCACCAGCAATGCCATTAACTGCATCAGCAAAGATTGCCTGCTCCTCAGCATGGCTGAGCTCTACGCCGCCATTTGCAGATCCGTAATATCCATCGTCGTCAAATAAATTGTGCTGCATTTCTTCATCCTCCTCATCGTTATCAGCTTCTTCGTTATCATTATCGTAAGCATCTAATGCTGCTTCAACACTAGCTTCGACAAGACTTTCTACTGCATCACGCTCTTCATCTGTAAGATTAGCAAGAGCTTCCTTAATGGTTTTTGCTGCCATTGTTTGTCCTCCTTCTTCGCTATGATAAATATCATTGCCATAGCTTTCATTATCTTCGCCTTCTTCAACTTCATCACGATTGTCATCTTCATAATCATCGCTATGATAAAGCTCATCATCCTCAAAGAGCTTATCAATTTCCAGATCACAATCCCGATATGAAATATCAATCTCATATGAAGGCTCGTTGTCAGCGCCATGCGCCATAATTTCATTAATTTTAGCCCCAGGATTTGCTCCGGCAATCACAAGGCTAACTTCTCTAATATTTCCGTGGACAACCTCGTTACCTTGGTGCTGAAGATTGTTGGCATAAATAGAAAGGCTATTAAGGTCGCCGTTCTCTAACTGCGCTTTTGCAAACTGCCCATTTGGTGTGTTATTAAACTTGCCATAAGCATAAACACCGTCGTCACGTTCGACCAAAAGGGCGTGGCCAAGGCAGTTGGAATTATCATTATGCTGATGATTCCAAAATAGAGGAACAACTGTACCATTACAACCTCTAAAAGCCCCGGATTTAATAACCCTGCCATCGGAGCACAACAAATCATTCTTTGTTGCATATCCACCGAAATCATATTTTTCGGTCATAGCTTCTCCTTTCTTTATTCATTTTGATTTTTCTTTCTTTTACTATAATCTGCTGGTAGATCAGTAAGGTCTTCCGGCATTGATGACGACTCCGGATCTTCAGTTTCTATAACTTGACCATTGCCTTCATCGTAAAGCATCTTATTCCTAAGCTCATCTGCTCCAGGATCTTCAGAAGGTTTCATTCCAACAATCTGTCTAACTTCATTTGCAGTAAGGATTTCGTTCTGCGTAAATCTATCTGCAATGTTAGCGATCTGAGAAATGGGAACGAGCTTAAACGGATCCTTAAAGTATTCAATAGACTGGCCCTGAGTTATAGCCGTCTTTGTAAGAAACTTTCGTTTCATCTCAAGAGAGATAACGTTAAGGATCGGCTCAATTGTACGACTATAGTAATTTAGCATCTCCTGTTCACTAGCTTTTCCATTAAGAATATCTTCTGAAATGGTAAGCTGTTCAAACAGGAGGTTTTTCAGCCGATCGAATTCAGCTAACAGATTTGAATCTAAAGGTCTATTGAGCTGAGTAATCTTTTCTGTCGCATCAGTATAAGCTACACCATGCGGGGAATCTTTAAGCTGACTCTCAATTGCTGCAATTCGGGCTTTAGCTTCTTTAACCTGAGCTTCGGTTTTAATGGGTTTAAGCATTTGAATAATCATATTCCATTTCCCAGATGCCGTTGCATTATCGACAATATCCATTAATGCAAGCTTTCGAACTAATCTCTGATTAATAGACATTGGATTGTTCATTACCGCATAAAAAGGATTTGTAATAATAGCCACCCATTTTTTATCTACTACTCGCTCTTCTCTTTTTCCGGTTCGCTGATTGTAAACCTGAACACGTACCTGTTCTGGATACCACTGAGTTATCTTTGCTACCCTCAAAGAAAGAATATCAAAAGATCCAGTATTGGGATTAATGCTTGTATCGATCGGAACTAAAGCTACACAACCTTCATCAAGCATTGAAAAAATAGCATCTTTAAGAAAATCGCGCCCAGTCTGATCAAGGTTTGCCGACAATGTTAAGCATTCGTTTAACCCAGATGGTATATCTTTCAAATATCGTCCATCGCCATCAAGTTTAACATGCTTAACGTCGATCATAGCAGCATCCACAGAAATCCGGTTAAATATTGCGGTTATTATCGTCTTATCATTACCATAAGTATATGAGGTTTGGAATGTATCAGGCCTATAATAATCCCCGCCACTTGGATAATCGATAGTCGGATCTTTATTACTCGTAAAAACGTTCCACGCGTTTTTCGCCCTAGATAAGAAATCCATTTTGAATTTTCTCCTTTAGTTCACTTTCTAGATCTTGCTTCACAACTATTTAAGATTCATTAGTCGGCCCACTTAATCGCTTTCTAGAAGCATCCCAAGATTTAGACGAAGGATCATAGTTTGATTCAAAGATATCATGGGTCTGTTCGTATTCCTCTTCGTTATTAATCCTTCCAGATTTACGGTCCTCTTGACGTGCTTTAAAAGCTTCATTGGCTGCGTTCACAATTGCTTTAGCCGTACCTTTAAATGCTCCGAAACTAAAGTCATAGCCTTTCATTGCTGCTATAAATTGTACATTTTTATATCTTTTATAAGTCTCAAATATACCAAGTGCAAGTGTGGCTGCTCCAAAAGCTGTAGCTGCTGCTCTAAGTTTTTTAGCATCTTTAGTATTTTTTCCCCTAACTCGTACATAGGTCTTATCTTTAGGTCTGATTCCACCAACGGTTCCGACTTCCAGTCTAGACATCCTAGCTAAGGGATTCATATCTTTTCTATTATTAGACTTAAATTGCTTTTTATCGAGATAAAGATCAACACTACGACCTTTATCACGAACTTGCCTTTCTATAAAATACTCGTTTTGGGATCCGTTAAAAAATCCTTTACCAACTCTTTTTCGCCATTTCTTACCCTCTTTACTATTCCAATTATCTTTAGTTAGAGTAAATGATGACGTTTCAACACCGTACCTCTTTTTACCTTCTGGAGTTAATGTACCATCTTCATTCTGGAATCTTCTAACTCCCCATTTCTGACCTTTAATACCGTGATGGTATAGCTCAGGAGAATATTGTATTCTTATCATTTTGAATTTTCTCCTTTTACAGAATTAAAAATCGTACATCTCCCTTCTGCCTTTTTCCCAATCATCTCGGTATTGACGAACGAATTCATCTTGGACAGCACGTTCTTCTTCAGCCATGCCTTTAAAAGCTTTAAGCGAATTACGGAAGTCTTCATTATACGCTGCTATAGCCTTTCTATTTCTTGCACCGATATATGCAGCACCACCCAACATAGATACAAGAGCGATCGCAGCTGCTTTTTTAGCATTTTCTCTATTAATTTTTTTCTGAGAAGACTGGGACGTACCAACAATACTAGTTAAAACTTTACGTTTGCCAGAAGATTCGTTTCGTTTTACAGTCATAGCCCGATCATGGCCATTTAAAATATTACGCTCGGCCCTTTTTCGATCACTTTCTGACATATCATTTAAGTATTCTTGAGATCGTTTACTATTCCAGTTATCTTTTGTGATTACATGATCTGATCCATACCTCTTTTTACCTTCTGGAGTTAATGTACCATCTTCATTCTGGTATCTTCTAACCCCCCATTTCTGACCTTTGATGCCATGGTGGTAAAGTTCAGTAGAATATCTAACAACAGTTGGCATAATGATTAGTCTCCTTTCTTTTTCTTCTTCTCACCGCCAATTTGTACTAGAGGAGCCTTGTTTACAGTTTTATTATACTGATATATAACCTGCTCATCTTTGGCGTTATTTTGTGCCGATCCTTGACCGTTATTCTTGTTCTTATCATTGCTGCTATTATTGTTAGAATTGTTATTATTGTTATTGCTACTATTACTATTATAATTCTTATTAATAGCAGTCTTCAATGCTGCTCCAGCAACAAGAATTCCGGTAGTGGTCTTAAGAACCTCAAGACCCGCTTTCATAGCGTTTAATTTTCGTTGCTGCTTTGCTTTAGCAATTCTAACAACCTGTTCTGATCGATTAGCTTCCTGTGTAAGTCTCTCATTATATGAAGCAATATCCCGATCTGACATTCCAGATGTACGGCCTTTAGCCACCTTGTTCATCTGTCTAGTTCGAAGCTTGTTGTATCGTATACGTTCTTTTCTAGTTTTTTCCATTTTAGAAATATCATCTTTTGTATACGTACGATTGTCTCGTTCTCCAACTCCATACCTGAGTTTTCCGGCTGGAGTTAAAGACCCATCTTCATTCTGGTATCTTCTAACGCCCCATTTCATCCCCTTGATGCCGGAATGGTAGAGATCAGAAGAATATTTAACGATTGTTGGCATAGCATCCTCCTTAAATCTTAAATTCCGTATAGTCTTCCAATTTCATCCTGAAATCTTCTAACTCCTCATTTCTGACATTTGATACCATGGTGGTATAGCTCATCAGAATATCTTACTCTAACTCCAGAATGAAATAGGGATCTTCGTCTATACTCAGCTTCCATAAGATCGTTAACAAGACCGGACTTAACATTTGCAGCCATCTCAGCTATGTACTTACGTCGATTAGTCTTAGATTCCTCATAGCCATGTCTACTTCTGGTATCTTGTTCGTCTTCAGGATTACCTACCCATTTTCGGTTACTAAGAGCTTCTTGAAGATCCCGCTCATTTTCTATCTGCTCTTTAAGAAATCTGTTTCGATCATTGAAGTACTTACGATTTTGTTCAAAAACCTTAAGATCTTTGCTCTCTTTCGCTGCAATCATTGCCAATCCGCCTACAGTTGCAGCAGTCGCAGCAGCAGCCGCGATAGCTAATTTCTTACGCTTTTTATCTGACTCTTTTTTTCCTAAAACTCTCTGATCATTAGCGGATCTCCCCCTAATAGCAACATATTCTCGTTTTTTACCGTATCCGTATTTCGATGAGGTTTGACCAAATCTTCTATTATTGTTAAGACTTAAATTAACCTCTCTGCCATAATCGACATCCTTTAATACTTTAGATCTCGTTTTCCCATTGAGTCTGTTTAGATGAGCGGTTGCTTCTGGAGAATTCACATTAGCTTTGGATACAGTAATAGATGACGTTTCAACACCATACCTCTTTTTACCTTCTGGTGTTAATGTGCCATCTTCATTCTGGTATCTTCTAACACCCCATTTTTGGCCTTTAATGCCATAGTGGTAGAGCTCATCTGCGTATTTAACTTTAGTCATTTTGAATTTTCTCCTTTATTACAGATTCTGGAGATTGACCTCTAAACTTTCTAACCGCTATCAGACCTCTAGTAAGTCCTAAATCTTTCTCCCATTCTCGATAAGTCTTAGTTTGACCATTAACAGTAGCTCGTTTACTACTTCTACGGTTATTAGCTTGCTCTTCGCTTGTAGCCCATCGACAATTACTTGGCATGTAGCCTTTATTGTTGTCAATCCGCTCCAAGGTAAGTTCTGGAGAATATCCATGAGTGATGGCCCAAGCTTTAAACTTTTCGAAAGTATCCCATTCTCTAGAGATCTTTATTCCTCGACCGCCGTAGTTCTTATAGGCATCATTTCTGGGGTTAGTACATCGATCCTTAATGTGATGATAGATCCGATAAAGCCGTGTATCGTTTGATCTCTTAACTCTCATCTACGCCTCCGTTTCCGTTCTGGAAGTAGATTTACTCCAGGAATCGACTGCTTAACATACTTAACCGGATGCTTTCTAATATCACTTGTAACATCTTTAACACTATCCGTGATAGTTTTACGAGCAAGAACAGATGACTGATCATTCTTTGCCCATTCCCACTTTGGTTCTTTAGTCTTCTTCTTACCAAGTCGGAGACTTGTCAAGGTTCTCGATAAAGCCTTATTAACCCTTTTAAGCTTAACTTCTCGCATTCTACGAGCATCCTTCTGATTGGCAAGCTTAGCATCACGAAGCCTTCTTTTAGCTCGTTCTTTAGATGCAATGCTAGACTCCTGAATATCACGTCCAGCTCGATATGCTTGTTTAAGACCGATTTTTCCAGTCTTAACAGCAGCTGATCCAACACGCTTAGCTGCTCTAATTCCAAGACCTATGCCATAGTGGATCTTACCTTCTGGAGTCAAAGTGCCGTCCTCGTTCTGGTATCTTCGTTGACCTTTTTTCATTCCGGGAGTTCCAAAATGGCATAGCTCATCTGGGTATTCATTATCTTCTTCCCAAAGATTATCCATAGGCACCTCCTGTTTCATTTTGAATTTTAAAAATCCTTCTTAAATTTTTGTTTAGCAACAATTCCACTAGTGACCGCTGCTGCACCGCCTAGTAATGCCGCAGTTGTGGCTATGGCTTTTAAACGTGCTGCATTTTTATGCTTTTGTCTAACTCGATCGGCTTTATCCTTATCATAATAGTTATCTAGGTAGCTAGTAAAATTCTCTCTCGATATCCATTCACCCTTTTTCGGAACTATGGAAGTAAGATACACTGAATTTTTACCTGATCCCCATCGCCCAAGATATCCTACGTCAAAACCCGATGGCCTCCGTTTTGATAAAAAATTATTTAATTCGTCTCTACTAACAGTCGCGTGTATTTTTCCGCCTTGCGCAATAATACTGTTAACATTTTTTATATCGACTGGGGCTCTCTCACTCATTATCTTTTGAATGTATCTTTTAGATTCTGGATCATTAAGATTTGTATTGGAAATAACATGGCTTACTTTTTCAACTCCATATCTTTCTCTACCAGCAGGGGTCAACGATCCGTCCGGATTTTGGAATCGTCTAACTCCCCATTTCTGGCCTTTAATACCATGATGGTAAAGTTCGTCAGAATATCTAACTTTTACACTCATACATGATTTCCTCCGGCTTTCACTTTGATCATAAACTCCATAGCTTCGATCTGTTCTTTATAACTAGCTAAAAGCGAGGAATTCTGAGGCGGATCAAACATGAGTTTCGCTCTGTAGAAAATATAAACCTTAATGTCGTTAAACGCAGGATCAGTAATATACTCTGACCAAACATTTCCGGGGCCAGTGATTTGGTATACTGGATCTGGCCCATATCCAAGCATGAATAAGTCTGTAAAGGTTACGTTAATAAAATCGATGAGCTGATTGTCAAATACAGTATCACCATCTTCAACGTATACCCCTGGGAGCTTATCCTTAACTGAGTTTAGTATACTATCAATCATTTTGAATTTCTCCTCAATCAAAACTTTCTCTATTAATCTTGTATGCAACGTATGCATCAAGCATAGCCGCTACCGGGTCGATCTTTGCCTCATGTCTTCTCTTGAGGAGTTTCCGGTTTCCATTAGTATCTTCTTGAACAATACAGTTACCCATAGCAAAAGACATGATCTCCTGATCAAATATCAGCTCGCGTTGTTCTGCATATTTCTTAAGTTCGCCAAGAGGTACCGACTCGGTCTTAGCACCCTGAATAACTTTTACAATACCAAAGGGACCATTCTCTAATTCCCAACGAGCTACAAACTCCTTAGCATTGTACGGGTCATACCCAAATGCCAAAACCGCATATTGGTTTACTTGAATGAAATTATCAAGATCGTCATAGACCTGCATTGTATCCAAGACCGTTCCGGGAAATACGATCAAGCTTCCTTCATCTATGAACTCCATATACTTGTCGCGCATGGCTCTTGGAAGCTGGCTCATTGTATATTCAGTAATATAATTCCGAGTCTTTATTCCAAAGCTTCCGCCATTAGGAAACATAAATGTGAATGCACAGAAATCATCGCCTTGCGAAAGATCTGCCCCAAGCACGCATGGGAGTTGCCAGTATTCTCTAGTTCGATGCGTTTGGATTTCATCGAATGTAAAGAAATATGTAAGACCCTCCATAGGTATTCCAAATCTCTTTGCCAATATCTCATTTCTAACATGTGGAACTTTCTCAGCTTTTTCTACTTCTTGCTGGTAATCCGAATAGCTTACCGTATATCCGATATTTGGCTGAGCCTTTGGCCAACAGTCGGGATTCGAGACCTCAGAAATATCATCTAGTCTGTAATACCAAATGGACGTATGGGGATCTAAATACTTTCCTCTAAGAATATCTAGCAATTGCATCTTAATAGAATCGCCTGGGCCGTTTCGAACATTACCCTCAGATGATGCTGCAATTATCACCCAATCTTTTACTTTTTTAGCACCCTGCTCAATGGCTAAGATTGGATCTTCTTTAGTTGTTCCAGAAAGCCATTCATCAACCGTAGAGCACTTGACCTGTAAACCCTGAAGTTTATCAATAGACATCGGCCTTATCTCCAACAGAGATCCGGTTAAGGAATTTTCTATTCCCTTCTTTGTGCTGGCCAATTTCTGTCTATTTCTTCCTGAGCCATTTGTACTTTGGAGGGAGCCTTCGGTCAGGAATTGCATCAGAGGGCCTCGTGCTCTAGCGATCGACGTTCTTATAGGAGATATAACTTCTTCCGCCTGCTTCATTGTAGGAGCGGTCGTTATCTGGTGAGTAGTTGTAAGATCACAATTTAGAAAATAATTCTGCATTGTGGACATATAAATAGACTTAGCTCCACCTCTTCCTAAAATTAAGTATTGGAGATTTCTAAGTCTCTTTAAAATATACCGTGTTTCGTAACGTGCACGTTCTCCTTTACTGCCTGGAATAACTATAGTTTTTGGTTCATAGTAATACCAGGATAGGAGGTCTTCTGCCCAAAGCTTAAACGTAGGCAGGAGTGTCATTTTAGATCCATCGGTTAATGTTAGTTCATTTTCACAATACGAAATATAACGTTCTACTGCTTCATCGTCATAGTAGTATCTTGGATCTGCAATTAGCTGATCAATTAAGTTCATTGCCAATGAGATCTCTTCACAAACTGGAATATCCCCGGCCATTACGGCGTCTCGAAACATGCCGTAATATTTAGGGACGGCAGTGTTCGATAGTGCCATAATAGTTCCTCCTTAATATTCTTCGATCCATGGATCTATGTTCTTGTCTCCAGATAGTTCGTATTCCATAACCTTGGCACCCTTATTTCTAAGAGCTTCGATGTTTCTACGAGTTGCACTTGCCCCATCTTTGATCGTTACGGCTAGGCCTTCGTGTGCTGCTTTCTGCATAGCTTTGTCTTTTGCGGCCAACCATTCGCTTGATCCTTCAGGATAGTTTGGAGCATCAATCTGTTTAATCCTCCATGTGCTATCGGCAGAATATCTGTTGGTCTTTCCTGGTGAGTAGACAACAACATTCTTGTAACCATGCTTGGCCAAATAGTCCTGAACCTGTCTATCAATTCCAGGGGCATCACCGACGATGATTTTGTTACCATCTAACATGTATTCGTCCAATTTATTAGTTATAGTCTTAGGTAACTTTTTCAAATAAAATGGGGAATCCTTTGTCTGGGTCTTACTTGATCCAGACACAAATACCGTTTTATTTGGACCTTTGCGAGTTGAATATCTTCTCTTACCTTCTAGAGTTCTTGTCCCATCCGGGTTTTGGAATCGTCTAACTCCCCACTTCTGACCTTTAATGCCGTAGTGGTAAAGTTCAGAAGAATATTTCACAATTACTGGCATAGTTTTACCTCCATGGAATTGTATCGCCAGGCTTCCTTTCGACAAGTAAACTTGGCTTCTGAATATCTCCTCCGTAATGGATAAGATTGTGTGTTGGTAACGAAACCACAATTACGTTCTCAGGATCCATGAGCGCGTCAGACATTTCAACTAAATCGTCAATTGTGATCGGATTCAAGTGGTGAATTAGAATATCCCTAGCACATGCAATGTCCATTCCAGGAAAAGCTAAATCGCATGCTTGGTCACGAATGATTATGGATCGTTTAAAGTCTTTCCATTCCTTAGACGTATAAAACCGTTGGTTTAGCAGACGTAAATGGCCAAAGGTTTCTCGGCCGACTGTAGAATATAATCTCAAGTATTCTAATCGACCCTCGAAGGTTGGTATTTTGATTACTTCGGAATAACTTCGAGTCATGGCAGATCTCCATCATCTGGGTATTGCGGTATAGCATATGTCTGCATAGCCTTAATAGCATTGGCATAAAGCTCTTCGGTTTTCTTTTGAGCTTCCAATGCTTCGCACTTCTTTTTCAGAAGCATAATTTCGTTTTGTAATTTCTCATTCTCTAATTTTGCTTTGACTGAACCTAGTTTGAGATACTGTGTAACTATCTGAGCTGGGCAATCCTCGCTCATAAGCATCCTTTCAGCCCTTCTAGTAGCTAAAGCTATCATTTGGGCTTCTCTATTCTCGTCACCAATAGCGGATTCGGGAATATCGGCCGGATCAATTGGCGATCTTTGACTTTTTCTACCCAAATTCGCACCCCTTTCTTTCTGTTTATACACCCTTTCTGCCTGTTAAATATGAGTTTCTAAGCTTTTAAAGAGACTATTGCAAGAGTTTTTGTTGGTTTTTGCTACGTTAAACTAGGAGGTATAACTTAAGGAGACTGTGTTTTTGCAATAGCCTCCTGAAAAGCTTAGGAATTCAACCTGGGGATCAAAAGTTTTTCACAAATTTTTCCTTCGGAGCTTTTTTTAAG